TTATACCTTCGTTAATTTGTGAAAGAAGGCCGTTTTGGTCTTGAGCAGAACCAAGTAAGCGACCAGTTGTATCGGTCATTTCATCAAGATAAAAGTTAGTATTATCTATGTTGTCTTTTATGGCTGCTAAATTTTCAGAATTATTGATTGATGCATTGTTTATAGATTCATTAATAACGGTTAGATTGTCGTTAACTTGGTTAAGTGCGTCTAGTTCGTTAGATTGGTCTGTATTATCAGCATCATTATCATTAGTGGGTGGGTCAACATCGTCAACTGGGTCAGGGTCGTCTACTGGGTCAGGGTCGTCACTGTTATTTTGATTGCAAGGGACACTTTCAGATGATGCATATTGAATAGGTTGATAAAAAGTTCCATCTTCATCAGTTTCAATTTTGCATTGTGTGCCATCGTTATTGTCAAAGCAGACAGTAGTCTGTTCACCAGTACCAAATATTAATAAATCATCATCTGAGGGATTGGGGCAATTGTTGTTTTGATTTTCAGAGTTATAGCACCATGTAGCAAGAGAATTGGGTGGTTCGCTGTCTTTATGAATTGGGCCATTGGGAAATTGAGGATCTTCACAAACAAAAGTTTCGACGGGTAATGGGTTTCTCACTGAACCATTATATCTAACAAAATTTGTAATAAATTCTTTATCAGGAGTTATAAAGCCAGGGTCTCTATAGCGTTTATACATTGTACAAGTCAATTCTTTAAAATCACCAAAGTCGCGGTCTACTGAGCATTCAGGCTCTGTCAGATTTTTAACAAATTCAGAGTATGGAGATTGAACCTTTCTTGTGTGATCGGCTAGATGTCGTGCAATATGGTCACTACACTGTTCGACCGAAACATCTAGATAGTAACCAACAGAAGAACTACCGAGTTCGACATTACATTCAAAAATTTGAGAAGCTTTTTGAGTGCCTTTAACCAAATCGCTGTCTTTTAAACCTAATGCAACAACTGCGTATTCAGCAGAACAAAAAAAAGCGCTGAAAAGCGCCATTGTTAACAATAAATATCTCATTAAGCCCACCCAAAATTCCTTGCACAAATGTAGCCAGTCAAAGCCCCTATAAACACAATAATTGTGTAAATAAGGGCGACAATTAAGCCGCCCATAATAATTAAGCTTTGTTAACTGCGCGTTTAGCGAGTGTAATACCTTTAAACGCCATAACAATACCAACGATAATTACACCGGTCGAAGTAACGAACGAAGCAACATCACCTAAAGATACAGCAGCAAAAATATCAGCCATGATTTTTTCCTTATAAAGTTAAATTAAATTTTATTGATCACTTGGCGAGCCGCTTTAACTGAGTAACTCAGATAAGCGAAGAATATGACAGTACCGAAGCCCCAAGTGAAAGCTTGCGCTATGTCGATAGCGGTTATTTGAGTAGCAGCGTTAAAAGCTTGAACCTCATTAGCTGAGACAAGCGCAAAAGCTTCGCAAGTTTCAGCTGTATCGGTTGTAGCTGTTAATGTGCCGTTTTGATTCAAATAAACGCACTGCATTTTTATAAAGGCTCAGCTGATTCGATTTGTAACGCTGCGACACCTTTCTTTTGAACCATTGAAACAACAACATCTATTTCAACTGGAGAAGTTGCACCGCGCAAAAGACCCTCTAAGGTTGAAAGGGCATTCGATGAAACTTGATATTCAAGTGTATCAATACCAACAGTTTTCATGGTTGAATCATCTAACTTAGCTGTTTTATCAACGGATTGACCAAGACCAATAAGCTTTGCCCAACCTTGCGTAGAGTGTTTGAGTTGAAGTGCAGTTATTGTAGTATTCATAAAATTTTCCATAATTAACGTATGTATTAACAGACCGTGCGGGTCTGTTAGGTATGTCAGGGATGATAGACCCGATTTTAAAAGGTGTCAATAAATGAACAAAGAAGTTAAAAGCGTAAAAGCGAATTGCTATATAGCTGACTACAACAGAATTAAAGAATTGTCGCAGTTAGCGACATTTAAAGAAGGTGAAACAGTACCAATACCAGAAATAATAAGGAGACTATTAAGTGACTGGGAAAGTAAGAACGGAAATGATGAATGGCCTAAGGAAACTAGCCAAGGATAAAGGAGTAAGTTTTGATTACTTGTTAAACCATCTAGAAAACCCTTGCGGGTATCCACTGCCAATGAACAACCCGCAAAGGTAACTCCCTAAGAGTCGGTTTTATTATCGACTCTTATTTCTAAATATCCAGTCTAACTAAGCGAAATTATATTTAAGTCTTTCAATAGCTTGTTCAGTAGACAATTGAATAGCTTGTTCCAAATTGCGCCGATATTTACGATAACCTCGTTCGTCGTTTTGCCATCGAATGTAAGTTGATTCTATGAATTTTCGTACAAGATCGGGTGGATATTTCTCAGCTAAATCTAAAACAACACCTTTCAAGCAATAATACTCAAGCGCATAGGCTTCACCGGAACTAACCTCTGTAACGTGCTCTTGTTCTGGAGCATCTAAAATCTCAGACTCGGAAAATTCTTCAATGCAATGTAAATTTTTAAGTCCTCGACCAAAATAAATGATAGAACGGCCAGAATAAGCTTTGTTGTATTCTTGCCATAGACGTTTATATTTTTCAGAACGTTTATATTCGTATTCATCATGAGTTAGGGAATACAAAATATCAAAAGGCGTTATAGAGTCTTTACTAGATTGCTTTTTATGTGAAAGCGTTGTTTCATAGGCCCATTTAGAAATATAACGACCAGCAGCTTCAGCACCGTCAGAATCACGATATTGAATATCAAAACCACGTTTAACGGTTGGAGCTTTAAGACCTGATTTTTCACACGCTTTGATCCATTGTTTAGCAAGCAAAATACGCACTTTATCAATCTGTAGTGTGCCGGCAGAGTCGAAGCATTCAAGGAATTTTTTTGAAAGCTTAAAATCTGATTTCTCTAAAGTTTTTAAATAGCCAGCTTGTAAACTTGTTTGAGAAATTAACCAAATGTCGTGATAGTGAGGATGCCAACCATTTTTGTCGGAGTACGTAACATCAGGCGAGCTAACTATATTTGAGTAACCGAGTAATTTACGAATTTCTTTGACAGCTGTCCAACTGGAAAAGCGTCTACGAGCATCGGCCAACTGAGATACCATCAAATCTAAGGAATCACTCTTATAATGGCGGCAGGTTTGCGTGACAAGTAATGCAGCACCACCACTTTCAGCATGACCAGACAAAATTTGTAAAACTTCTTGAGAGCGAACGCGACCAACTTTGTCACGACAAACAGGACAAGCTCTTAAATCACCACAAGCACCAAGACCGGACCAAAATGCACGGCCATTCTCATTTTTGGAAATTCTTATCTTGTCAGTACCTTGCTGAACACCGTAAGAGGGTACTTTTTGACACGATTGAACACGATGTTTTATATGAAGGTGTTTTTGACTGGTAGCCCTTAATTTATAAAGGTCAGAGCGAGTTAAGGAGTCATTTTTGACCGCAGATCGCGTATTCTTTCCAAGGCGCTCCGCGCGAGGCAGGACACCTCCCCGCAAAGCGGGTGCCCCTCCTACTTCGCGAGGAGCTTTTGGGCGTGTTTCTGGGTTAGTTTGTTGTAAATCGGTATTACTATGCTTATAATCCATCTTGTAACCTATAAGGACTATCTAAGAGACTATTGGCGTAGGGCTTAGATAATCACGGTTTGTTTTTTGAAATACCCAGCTTTAATGCTGGGTTTTTTATTGCCTGAATTCTATCAGACCTGTTAGACCTGATTCAAACTCTATTAAACAAAAATATCACCTAACCAACATTTGAGCAAACTTTGACTTTGTTTTTAGTTTTGCAGGGGGCGCATTGCTGCGCGATTATGTGGACAATAAAAAGGGGTTTCGCTTCGCTGGTTAACCGTCCTTATAAAATTCATTTCTTCAAATATAAATCTAAGTTCGGACGGCAGGCCGACAAGCGGCCTAACTCAAATATTACGTACTAAGTGAAAAGTACGTAATATTTATTACGTACTAAAAATTATTAGCAACAATATCTGATGCAGGAATGTTTTGGTCTGGCATGATTTCGATTTTGGGTGAATCGCATGTGAGATAGTCGTGATAGTCCTCGAATTGTATTTCTATGAGGCACTGAGAACGCACAATTGTTTTGTAACCAGCCATAGCCAAATCAAATAAATTCATCTGAAATATGCGTTGTCCGTTCTGGCTAGCTGAAATGTGGTAATTCTTTTTTAATATACCTCTATCGTTATATTGAGCCCAGCCGCTAATGTGTAGAGAAACCTTATAATATGGGTGGGTAGGTTTTTTAACTTCATCTTTTTGTTGTGGTTTTGGTGGTTGCAACTGGCTAATGACAACGGGTTGATTATTTGCGTATTGGTCAGGCAATTTTTGTTGAACGGGATTATGTTTTCTATTTTTAATTTGTTCTAGTTTTTCATCTTTCTCAGCTTGCTTTTGAAAAGCTGTATAGACCATAAAAACACCGAAAAGAAGCATTAAGGCAGCGCCTTTGATAAACCAGTTGTCGTACCAAAGTTTAACGTCTTTTGCAGCTGCTTCTTGAACTGGTTTTGAACTTTTGGTGTGTGATTGATAAAACTTGAAATACTTTTTTTCGTACTCACGTTCTTCTGTATTGATAACTGATTGAGTTGAATTAGATGCTTTATCATGGACTTTTAAAATATATTTATCCATCTGACCCATAAAAGACTTTTTTACGCATCTGTAATGAACTTCAACGAGGTCTCTTATATCAACGTCAACCTTTCTAAAGTTTTGAGTTAACAAAGTAATATCAAAACCGTAGTGACGAGACATTGAGTAAAATTCTTTAACCTCAGCGTTAGTTTTGCCTTTACCAAGTGGTAAATGACACTCATCTATAACAAAATGCACACCTTGGTTTAATTCATTTTTCCAAGTTTCATATTGTAAATAATGCTCAACTTTAGAAAAAGGACGCTCGCCACCGAAATTGTGAAAATGCCCCTCAACAACTTCTATTAAATCCCTAGTATATTCACCAAAAACAGCAACAAAATGTTCAACATTTAAAGGTAAATTAGTAACAACCTTTCGTTTTTGTTGTGTAATTGTCGGGATAATATGATTAACAACAGCTTCATAACTTTTGCCGCCACCAGTTTTACCAGAAATACCGTAAATCATAATTAGCTACCTAAGCGTGTAAATGGAATTAATTGAAGAATTAATTCACTGCCGCACAGGCAGCTTAGAAAGCTTAAAGCTCGAAGATAAAAAAGAAACAATA